GATAAAGGGCATTTGATTTGGCCCCATTAAACGTCGTGCAATAAAGTTGTATCCGAGATATCTAATGAATCGCATGTGAACCTCATTCCTTTCGTCTACGACGTTTGCGGTTAATTGGTAGGGACGTACCAGTTCTTTGTGAAATGGCACACAAGTCTTCATAAAGGCGTACCTATGGTTAGCAATATTGTCAGTGCCAAGCATCCAGATGGCTGCTGCTCCATTGCTGTAAGGCACACACCCCAGTAAGGCTGAGGGTTCGTCTTCGTACATCCATGTGTAGCAGGGAGCGGACTCGCGGAACCCCTGACGCAGAGACGTAAAGGCATCTTTGCCCAACGCCTCGATTTCGTCGCGGTCTGCCTGTCTCAGGTTGTTGTAGACGGCGGCGACATGTGATTTCTTTGACTCAACGATTCCGGTCACTGTTGTTGCTCGATCCTAGTGGTGTACTGTGCTTCAAATTCCGCTGACTGGATATTACTAGGAAGTGCCGACGAATTGATAATTTCAATCTTGGCATTCTGAGACTTCAGGAAAATCGGAATGCGGAAGGAGCCAGTCTCGCTGGGAATATTGTCAAGCGTTGCAGTTGCCGCTAAGAATCTACCGCTGAACGGGTAGTCAATCGGCGTACCGTCAGCACCCCCGACTTGCGGCGTAACACGAAGAGTAAACGAGGCTGTATCGTCGTACTCCAGTGTCATGTATCGCAACTGGTGGCGACCTGTAGACACAACGTCAATCTTGCCGTCCTGCGTTCCTCGCTTCAACAGAGGCTTGGAAAACTCGTAAGTCATGGTGTAGGGCAGCCCGAAGAACACCGACACTCCAGCGTCTACGACAGAGTTAACAACAATAGTGGTATTGCCACCGGCTGCTGTAACACTATTGATGGTAAGTACTTCCCCACCTTGAGTAACTGCGTTGTATGTCAGTGAGGTGTCTAATTCTGTACCAGTAATGGTGTAAGTAGTGGTGGTTTCGGTCGCACTTGTTCGGTCTGCAATCAAAAAGCGTCGGTCCAGTGTGGTGACGTAAGTTGAGCCTGTGTCCTTGAGGCCGGTCTGCAAGTCCATGCGTTCCAAGAATGTCTTACTACCCCTTTTTACCAACATGAACAGGGATGTTCCAACAAACTGGATATTGACAACAGTGGCGTTACTAAATTCAAAAGTAAACCAAGCAGACTGTGTTTTGCCTCTATTGGTATTGTTGTACTTGTAAACGTAAAGTTTGGTTGCACTAGCCGCTTGGATCACAAGTAGGTTTTCATGAGTAGAGGTCACAGCACGCTTGACTGTCCCCTCGATAAACTTAGGAACTTGCTCTGTGATGTCTAACGCATCAAACTGGATGTCTGCCGCTGTGCCAGCCTTGAAGTACTCTCGGTATCCAGAGAACGACCCACGCTTAAATGCAAAGAACAAAGACGCACCAGCCGGAACGGGGGCTGAAGTAGTATCTGCATCAAAGTCCGTCACATTAGTAATCGACACAGTAAGTGGAGTCAGCACTGTTTCCCCTGCCAAAGAGAACTGGGCACGTTGCGAGAAGAGCATGAGACGATCACTAAATGGAACAGCCCGATCTAGTTTGGCAATCTCTGTTCCACCCACCCCTACATCAATGGTGCTGGAGTCCAGTAGTTGGGTAACGGTGGTTCGGAAGAAGTTGAAGAAAAAACCAATCTCGGAAAGCGTTACATTTTCTCCGCTTGTTGCTACAAGTCGATTCTTAAACACCGTAATGTCTGTGATGGCTTGACCGATAAACGAAGGTAGTGGGTTTGTAAGATCATCGCCAGTCGTGCGGTCAGCAAACTTGAACGTGGCCCAGTCAACAGTGGTTTTGATGCTTCCTGTAGCGTTGGGAATATCGGCGGGGTCAACAGGTTGCACACCGTCTGCTGTAGTAAATACAAACGTACCATTAGGTTGTCGCACCAAGATGTGTGGCATTGTTTTGTAGTCGTACTTAAATACAACTCCGGGCCTTGGGCACTCTACCCACTTACCTTTCACCATCGTTCCAACGTCAGGGTTGGTGAAGGCTCCATTGGTGTCTTTAGCCAAACTGGTGGACAAACCATCTCCAAAAAATTGCACATAGTAATCGTCAACTTGTGATTCAGGGTTGCCCTCAATCTTGACAATCATCATGTGCGGTGCGGTAGGAGGAAGGCTGCCAAAGAACGTCGTGGCCTCTCGGATAACCGTGGACGCTGCATCACCAAAAGAGTCTGAGCAGGTTACCGTAAAGTCGGTAGTGTTCGCATCAAGGTGAATGACACCGTTGGCGTGTTGAGCAGTAATGCCAGAAATTCCACTAAGTCCTGAACCAACACTCCCTGCAACATAAGTGTAACCCGTGTGTCCACTGACATCACCATCTACCAAGATTTCTGCAACTGTGCTGATATCAGCCACCTCACCATCGGAGCCACCTTCAAACAAAACTGCTGCTGTTTCAGCATTTGCACTTCCCACTTTGACTGTAATGCTAAACGTGCTGTCCAGTCCGGGGGCTGCGTTAAGCCGAATCAATGCTTCTTTTTCTTCGTTGGCTTGAAGACGAGAGTTAGGTGCTACATCAGCAGCCATCGCAGGGGTAATCGCTGTGTTAACAATGAATGTCACATCACCAATCGTAAACGCACGAAGAACTGCACCGGGATCTGCAAGGTCGTTTGCATTGCCGGGAGCATCAAGATCGTTACCAATGTAAAAGTCATCACTAGCAAGGTTATTGTCGATGTACACCGTTCTCGATGTGCCATCAAGCGTGTTGATTGTTAGGCCACCGTTACCGTCTGCAATAATAACAAACTCTTCGTCGTTGTCTCGACGCACAAAATGAGTAAAAGCATTGGCGTTGATGTCAATACTGTTTGTTCCGTTTTTGATCTCGGTAACGTGGTTAAGTGGAGGTCGCTTGATTAGACCACCCACCATCAATGGCATTGCGTTTACTTGGTTTTCGCATTGATTGACACCACGTTGTGACACAGGTTGTTGCGACACTCCGCCGGTAAGATCGGGAACAGAAGTAAGGATCAGTGGCATTAGAGCAGACCCCGTTGTGCATCCCCTCGTGCCACGATTCGGAAGATGTCGTAGTTTTCAAAGATGGTGTGGTCTGATGTATCCATCTCAAACTCTTTCATCAAAGCCAAAGCACGAATCTCGTCGGCTCGGCTAAACGCATGATGCTTTTGTGAGCCAACCATACGGTCTTGGAACACACGAGCAGCCTTGATTGTTATGTAGCGACGTACTGCTTCTGGTAGTTCGGTAAACAGCAACAAGAAAATGACTGTTACCTTTACTTTCTTCTCAAACTCAAACGTGTTCTTTGATCGGTTAAACAAGCGTGTTCCACGCTGAGTGATGTCTCGATTGTCAACTGTAGATTGAACTGTGTCTGAATCTGTGTTACGGGCACGAGGATCAATGTCGATCCGTACCACGTTAGTAGGAAGCACAATTTGCTTGTCGGTATCTGGCACAAACTCAACGTCGTGTTGGGTGTTGAAGTGCCAACCCATTGTTTGTACTTCACGATTGATTTCTAATAGGATGTTTTGTGCAATAGCAGCATCAGCATTTGTTTGCCCATCGAGCGTAGTTACAGGTGGTTCACCAATAGCACTAAGCATGGTGTTTACCGCATTAAGTTCCGTGGTCATTTGAACAGACATTGATGCTCCTTTTGCATAAGAATAGGGCCACCCATAGCAGAACTACGGGTGGCCCCAAGTGGAGAACTCAGACGAGTTTAGTGTAACCGATTAGGCAACACTGTCAACCAACTCGTAGCAACATTCAGGACGCAGAACGCCGTGACCCATTGCGTACTTGGCAAGCATGAGCGTACCCATGCGTTCCATGAAGTACTCAGACTCCATAGACAGGTCCATCAACTTCACAGTACCCACGCCTTCGGTTTGGAAGACAATACCTTGGGTCTTAGAGAAGTCAACGCCGGAGTAGCCGCCCTGCGACACGCCGAAGACATCGTTGTTGATGGAGTTGTCACCCAAGTTTGTGTCCTGTGACGAAGATTCGTCAGCAGTTGGCAAGTGAGTAGACTTCAGGATGCGAACACCAGCAATCTCGACCAACTCACCGCCGGACAACGAACCGTTGCCTTCTGGGTTGAAGTCGCGGTTGATGGCATCCTTGTTCTCAGTCAGCAACTTGTAGTAGTTATCTGGGCTGAGAATGCAGAAGCGACCTTCACGAGACACGTTCTTGGTGTCCATCAGGTTTGCAGCCTTAAAGATGCCTTCGTAAAGTTGGCTACCCACAGTTGCAGTAGCACCCGTGTTTTGGCCGTACTGACCTTCGGAGTTAATTTCCGTGCCGACACCAGAAGAGCCATCAATATTGATCACACCACCGAGATACTTGTTAGCAACAATGTCAGCAGCACTAGTGAGATCGCTACTGGAGAAACGATCTCTGACTTTTCGTGCCCCTGCAATGACGGTACGGAGAACAGCCCTGTCCGCGTGGTAAGCCAAAGCCCGTCCGATTTCGGTGGAGTAAATTCCACGCACATCGTAGTGGTTCTTGGCTTCATCAATGTCAGCAATAAATGCGGACGAGGTGAGAACACCGTCAATGGAGATGGTGATTTCACTGTGATTGATGGAAGACAAGTATTGACTGCCTGCACCGTCATCGTCATTCAAGACGCTTTCACCGGGGGTGTGGTACTTAGCGGAAGCAACGCCAGTCACTGGGAACTGGGCGGTCTTACCGCTGGCGATGGTTCGCACACGGTGCAGACCCATCATCAAGTTGGTTTCCTCAAAGGTGGTCAGGACTTCGCCGCTGAAAACCTTGAGAAAAAGTGCATCAACCCCTGCACCTGTATTGGCAGCATTCGTACCAAAACGGTTGGGGCTAGAAATTGAATATGCCACGATTGTGACTCCTTTTTCAATAAACCCTAAAACAGTTGATCAGTTCTTCGTTTTCAGTTATCCGCCGGAGCGGGCCGCGAGTCGGAACCATTCAAAGATCCGGCATACCAACCTTCTGGTAACCGGACTACAGAAGACGAGAGGGACCATCCCTCACCATCCCAATAGTAGACTTTTCCACGGACATCGGGGCCGAGCCTCACGAGTCCGTCACTTTCTTCCACGAATACGACGCTCGAACTCTGACATCCGACGCTTCCAAGCGTGATGCTCAGGAGGACGAGTGGCGTTTTTGGCGGTTTTGCCCGCAAGTACGAATGGAAGAAGTACCTGAAACAAAGCAGTAAATAGCGCATTCCACATTTTACCACTTCTTGCATGACCAGTATCGAGCAGACAGTTTGCTTGGTGGTCGGCTGTCGCAGCCATGTCTTGCTCGGAAGTTCTTACGCCGACCGGGAATGTTCTTCTTAATCTTCATGTTGGGATCACCGTATCGGATCAAGCGAACCTTGCTTCCCTGCTTTGCCAGCACAGCAAACTTCTTGGATTTGCCGGGGGTTCTCTTGGGCTTGTTGTAGCCGGAGAATCTTTCGCCACGATAATTAATTGCCACGTTTTCTCCTTCTACCGGATGCGGTGATTTGCCACTTAACACGGCCTTTGCCAGTCTTGCGACGAGCGGTGGCTCTTTTTTCTTTGATCGAAAGTCGCTTCGCTACAGATGCTGGGCGACATGCGGGGTAGGGCCGCTTTGATCCACCCTTGGCAGACTTGCGACCACACTTCTCTCCAGTTTTTACATCACGCCAGTCCTCTTTGAACCACTTCCGAAGACCGCCTTGGTAACTCATTTCTTGGGCTTCGTATGCCCGTACCCCTGCTTACCAAGTCGAATGTGATCTTCGTAGGTCTTGGCAAACTTGGGCTTACCGCCACCCTTGGGGAACATCATGTGCGGCTTGAACTTTTTCTTGTCCGCCTTGATCTTCATGTCAGACTTTTTAGCATGCTTCACGATTTACCCCCACGCCATCCACCACCTTTGGACTTGTACCATTTGGCGGCCCAAGCGTTGGCGTAGGCAGATGGGTACACCTTGAACTTCTTACGGGCCAGTGATTTTGCTCGCGACCAAAGGGAAGGGTTGGTAGGTTTTGGGCTTCCCTTTTTGATCTTGAGTTTTTTACGAGCCATTACTTCTTACCGCTACGTCGCTTTGCACCAACAATGATGTCGGCCTTGGTGATCTTGTTACGGGGTGGAGCAAGAGCAGCCAACTTCTTTTGCTTTGGGGTCATCTTCTTTTTCATCGCTTCTTACCACCTTTACCCTTTTTGGGGGCTTTTGGCTTGA